ATGAGCCAAACGACAACCAGAACCAAGGAGCGGATGCCGCAGATCTCGATCCGGATATCGCCGGAGCTGCGGGAGAAGTTCGCCAAGCGGGCCAAGGCCGAGGGACGCTTCCTGACGCAACAGATCCGCTATGACCTGACGCGCCTGGTGGAAGGCGAACCGGGCAAAACGGCCAGCGGAGCGCAACGCCACACCACCGGAGACACCCCATGACCGACACACAACAACCCCCCGACCCACGCACGGCCATCCTGCTTCGGCTGACACCCAAGCAAAAAGGCCTCCTCAAGCCGTTTTTTGACGAGGCGGAAATGGCACTGGCGACGGGAGAAGGCAAAAGGACGCTGTTGGCGCAGATCTTTACCGATGGCGACGCGAAGGTGGTTTTGATCGACTACGAGACCAACCGCGCCGTGTATGACGCCATCCATCGGCGCCAACCGGCACCAAAGACGCCATGACCGAAACACAAGGCACATTCGACACCACCCGGCCACTGTCCGGAAAGGAGCGGATAGCCCGTCAGCGGCGGATTTTCCGATACGCCCCGCCTCCCGTGACGACCACGCACAACACAGACCCTACCACACCCCCGGACGGCAACACCCACGAGACACACCAACACCATGCACACGCAAAGACACCCCTACACCGCCCCAAAACCGGCGCTATTCGGCCCGAGCCGGGATGACAAGGGCGAGGTATCGACGCTATTTGCCTACGTCGTCAAGGATTCGGGCATCCCGCGTTATGAATTCGCCAAAACCTTATCGCTGATTACCAACGAACACATCACCGACGCCATGCTCAAGGACTGGTGCACCAGGTCCCGGGAGGGCCGGAACACACCGCTATGGCTGGTCCCGGCCATCGAAAAGACCGGCAACAGCCGGGCCTTGTCCGAGTGGCTGATAGAGAAAGGCGGCGGTCTGTGCCTGTGGGGGCCGGACGCCCTGACGGCGGAGCTGGGCCGGCTGGAGCGCGAGTGCGACGCCACCGCCCGGCGCATTGCAACCCTGAAAGAACGGATGGAGCAGTACGGAAAATGAACGCGAAAAACAACGAACTGTTGGCGATAAATGAGGATCTTCGCGCTCTGGCGCGGGACATGGGCAGCCTGAACCTGGCCGCTTACCGACTACGTACGGAACTGGACTTTGCCGATTTCGAACAGGGACTGATCGACCGGACGCGGCTACCGGCGCCGGCGCGGGAGGACAGGGACGGGAGGGGCGCCTGAATGGCCGAGACCCTGCAAAGCGCCGCGAGCGCGCTCAGGACCCTGGATCTACTCCTGGACCGGTTTGCCGAGGGCGTTACCCCCTCGGACGTGGCCAGATGGCTCAAGGTCAGCCCGCAGACGGCGGGCCGGGTACTCAACACCCTCCTGGAGACCGGCCACGCCGAGCAGATCCCGGAGACCGGCAGGTGGCGAGCCAGTCACGCCTTTGCCCGCAAGGCGATATTTATCATGCAATCATTGGACAACGCCAGCGCCAGGCTGGAAGAGAGTCGGGCGCGGTTGACGGGTGGGGCGTAGGCGAGGAAGGAAGAAGGGAGAAGCAGGAAGGGAGAAGCAGGAAGTGAGAAGCAAGAAGTAAGAAGTGGGAAGCAAACGAAATGGAATATAACGACATCCCCGAATCGCTACACCAACGGGCAACCGCTATCGGTAGCTTTATCGAGGTCCGGGAAGGCCGGGGCGGCAAGCGTCGTCTTCGCCTTCAGAGCCGGGAACACCCCAACTGCCGATCACACCACGACAGCATCAATGCGCTGACGACGTACCTTAACCACGTAGAAGAAGTCAGAGAAGAAAACAGAACGAAACAGACCATAAAAACCGAAGAAAAGCAAGAGGATAATAACATGCCCAGACCAACCAACCCCACCCCCCCGGCCCTTGAAGTCATTGAGACGCCGGGCCTACCAGCGGCCAAACAGGCCGCCGACGCTCAGACCATGGCGGACACTATGCTGCTCGACAGCGCGAAGACACTGGAGGCGGTCGGCGCCATCAAGGCGCTGCGGTTTGTTGCGACGGTCGCAGACACTCAGATCGCAACGATGTACAAAATGATAAAGGAAACAAAGAGTTACAAAGGCCTTCCTTACACCGATCAGGGAGGAAACCGGCGACATGTCGCAACTTTGGATGAGTTTTGCGAAGCGTTCCTGGGAAAATCCTATCGCCGTTGCCAGGAACTCCACGAAAACCTCGCCCTGCTGGGCGGCAAACTCTACGAAGCCGCCGAACAGGTGGGGTTTCAGGCCCGGGATTACCGGGCGCTGAAGGCGCTACCCGCCGAAGATCAGGATGCCATGCGCCAGGCGCTGGCCAAAGACGACCCGGACGAGGCCATGACGCTGTTGGCCGAACTGGTGGCCCGCCACAAGGGCGAGACCGAGAAAGAGCGCGTCATCAGCGAAAGCCTACGCCGGGAGAACCAGGGGCGCCGGGCCGACTACGTGGCCCTGGAGGAGAACTACAAAGAACAAAGCGCGGAGCTGAGGCGCTACAAGAGCGGACAGGAGCCGCCGCCGCCCCCGGAAGACCGGGTGGGCAAGTTCATCGCCAGCGCCGATCTGGCCGCTGAACAGGCCCTTGCCCACATCACCCACCTGGACAACCTACGCCAGGGCGTGATGGAGGCGGAGCAGGCGGCGCGGGCGGACGGCGACGAGGCGGCGATGGCGCTCTTTGCGCGGGCACGGGATCGCTTCGCCGGGCACCTGGATAGCGCCCTCCACGAGATCCGCATGGCCACCGATGGCGCCCAGGTGCAACTGGCGCGGACCCTGGGCTGGGCGCCGGAGACGGGACAGGAGGCGACCTGAGATGCATATCATCAGAAACATACCGGGGCGCCCGACCGAACGCCGGCACCACCTCACGGCATGGCGACCGGGCGGGCACATGATTTGGCCGGGCGCCATCGTCGAATCCGATCTGCGCATCCGGGCCGCCACGCTAACCATGTTTCGCCGGTGGTTCGGCGACTATCCGGAACACCATTGGCACAAAAACGGCCTCATAGCCGAGGCCTGGGACCGTCACGACAACCACGTAATGTTAGAACAACGCAACGACCGGCCATAACCGCCCGGCAAAACACCAAAACCGGAGAAAGACCATGGACAAACGCTCCACAAAAACCCTCGTAAAACAATGGCTCCACCATCAGTGGCAAAAAAATACACCCCTGTTTATTGCTATCCCGGCCTTCCTTGCCATTCTCTTGCTACTGGCCTTTCTGCCCCAGCCGGGCCGGACCACGACGGCCCCGGAGGGGGCCACAGAAACCGGGGCCACCGCACCCCGCCCACCGCAAACCGTGCAGTGTGAGCACGGCCTGCACGGCGAGGCCATTTGCGGGTATGAGCTTACGAAAGAGCCCCGCTAACCCAACACCCGAACCGACACCCGAACCCAAAACGACACCGAACCGAACCCATGACCCCGGACACCATCGAATACTGGCAAAACGTCATCAAGCAGTTGGCGCCGCTCAAAAACGGTGAGCGCACCGCCTGCGTGACGCGAGCCGCCGAAACGGCGGGGATCAGCGTCCAGAGCGCCTATCGGCGCCTGAAGCAATGCGGCTGGGAAAGTGGACGGCAAAGACGCCGGGACGCCGGCAACACGACGCAACCGATGGAGACCATCAAGACCCTCGCCGCCATGCAGCTCGAATCCACCCGCGCCAACGGTAAGCGGATACTGCCACTGGCCGACGCCATGAGCCTTGCCCGGGCGAGCGGCCACGACATCCGGGTTTCCCGCCCACAAATGCAGCGGCTCATGCAGCAAAACCGCCTGGACCGGGCCGGGACCGTGAACGCCGAGAGCTTTACCCGGATGCGCTCCCGGCACCCGAACCACCTGCACCAGATCGATCCCTCTTTGTGTGTCCTGTATTACCTGAACGGACGCCAGCACATGATGGAAGAGGACGAATTCTACAAGAACAAGCTGGAAAACTACGCCAAGGTCCAAATGAAGGTCTGGCGCTACGTGCGCACCGACCACGCCAGCGCCGTCATCGACTGCAAATACTACCAGGCGGCGGGTGAGAATCAGCAAAACCTATTTGATTTCCTGTGCCACACCTGGGGGCGCGTCCCCGGGCGCACCTCGCACGGGGCGCCGCAATGGCTACTATGGGACAAGGGATCGGCCAACGTCGCCAGCGGCGTCAAGAACGTGCTGGCGGCGCTGGATGTCGACACCTACGCCCACGCCAAGGGGCGCCCGAACGTCAAGGGGCAGGTGGAAAACGCCAACAATCTGGTGGAGATCCACTTCGAATCCCGTCTCCGGTTCCAGCCGGTGAACGACGTGGACGAACTCAACCGCTACTGCGGACTGTGGCTGGAGGCATGGAACAGCAACCGGCTACCCGGGATCGACTCGCGCCTGCATAGAAACGGCGCCGCGCCCATCGCCCGCCACGACCTGTGGGCCAGGATTACACGGGAGCAACTGCGGGAGATCCCCGCCAAAAAGGTACTGGGAGAGCTGATGGAGGGGCGCCAACTGGAGCGCACGGTCACGCCACAACGTTACCTCAGCTACCGCCACCCGGTGGCCGGACGGTCCCTTGTCTATCCGGTTGGGCACTGCGAAGGACTGCAACGGGGGGACAGAGTGCGGATCTCACCGCTGTTGATGGAGGACGGATTTGCCATCCGCATCCGGTTTACGAACCCAGCCGGCGAGGAACTCACCTTCCGCGCCGCGCCCCAGGCCGACACCGACGAGATGAACTTCCCCCAGGATTTACCCTTCTTTGATGAAGAGATCAAATCACCGCCACTGACCCAAAGCGACCGGCAACGAAAGGAACTGGCCGAGATCGCCTACCCGGGACACCAAGACCCGACCAAGGCCAGGGACAAAAAGGTCACGCCGTTTGGCGGCAAAATCAACGCGCTCTCGCACCTGACAGACATCGACACGCCGACCTACCTGCCACGGGAGGGCAAGGAGATCACCGTCACCGCCCCCGAGGACATCCGGGCGCCGGTACCGCTGACACGGGCACTGCTTGCCCTCACCAAGGCCTGGGGGCGCCGGCTGACGCGGGAGGAAAACCGATGGATCAGCGCCACCTACCGGGACGGGATACCCGAGGAGGCGCTGACGGCGCTCAAAGAGCGCGGCGAGGAGAGAAAGAAGGAGGAAAGACCCCAGGCGCCGAAGCTGCGGGCGGTGGGGTAAGCCGAGGTGGTGGATAATTAGAAATCAAAAACAAATAAATAGCGGAGAGAAAGCCATGGCGAAGAAATCACCCCTGGCCGGTTTTAAGCCACCGGACAATCCGGTCGATGGGCGGGAATACCTTGTGCTCATGCCAAGCCACGTGAGACTGGCGGTTTTACAGAGCATGGAGAGGATGTTTAAGGAAGAAGGGAGAAGGGAGAAGTACGAAGGAAGAAGGGGGAAGGGAGAAGGGAGAGGGGAGAAGAACGAAACGAGAAGCGACAGGAGCAGGACATGCACACAAGACACGTACTTATCACGCACCAGGCCAACGGCAAGACCGGCTACGGCATAGCGGGGATCTACGAGCCCGTCTTCATCAGCAAAAATACCGCACTAAGGCTGTGTGAACTGGCGGATGAGGGGGTTTCCCCGGCCCACGGCACACCGTGGGTCGACACACAGGATCGCCTCATGAAAGAAGGGCTGGACGTTAGCTGTCACCCGCGCCACTGGGAGCAGGAAGAGGAACACGAGGGCGAAGACCGGGACGATGCAAAAATCATTGCCGAAGCCGTCAATGAATGGCGACGGTCAGAATCCCTGCACCCAACGTTCCCAACCGATCCATTGCATGGCGTTGCCATTATTGCCGAGGAGCTGGGAGAACTGACACAGGCCACGCTACAGGCGATCTACGAACCCCAAAAAACCACCCTTCGCGCAATCCGGGCGGAGGCGGTACAGACAGCGGCGATGGCCCTACGCTTCCTCGCCAACTTCGAACGAATGGACTTTACCGCCAAGAGCCCGTAGCCCGCAAGTTGGGGTGAGGAACGAACACCAACAAAAAGGAAAGAAAGAAGCACGAAGGGGGAAGTACGAAGGAAGAGGGGGGAGGGGAGAAGAACGAAACGAGAAGCAACAGGAGCAGGCCATGCACACATGGGAGCAGGGAGAGGAATACGAGGGCGAAGACCCGTCCGAGGCAGAAATCATTACCAAAGCAGTCAATGCCATTATCGCCGAGGAGCTGGAAGAACTGACACAGACCACGCTACAGACGATCCACGAACCCCAAAAAACCACCCTTCGCGCAATCCGGGCGGAGGCGGCACGGACAGCGGCGATGGTCCCACGCCTCCTCGCCAACTTCGAACGAATGGACCTTACCGCCAAGAGCCCGTAGCCCGCAGGTTGGGGTGAGGAACGAACCCCAACAAAAAGGAGAGAAACGTGAAAAACAACAAACAAAGAAAAGTCAGACAACTGCATCAACTACTGGACAGGGCAATGAAGGAGGAGACGGAGGCCGCCCGCCGCGACGGCAGGGCCATCCTCATGGAAGACGGCACCGTACTGATTCTTGGAGAATGGAGCGCGGCGCTTCGCCGCATGGACGGACAGGAAAAATCGACATGACCACGCTACGCCAACTCCTTGACCGGCGCGAGATCCCCTACCGGGCGCTGGCCTCGCATCTGGGGATTCACCCCTCCAGCCTGTCGCAATACCTGTCCGGAACCCGGGCATTACCGAAAAGCGCCGGCGATAACCCGGAACGGAAGATTATCGCCTTCCTGAACGGAAAAGGCGCCAGCGCGGAGGAGATCTCCGCGTGGCGCCAGGACACACACCGGCCCGCTTTCGAAGCGGGCCAACAACACAACGAAGAGGATACCGAAATGCTGCTTCGACGGCAACCACTGGAACCGGAAACCCTGGAACACTTTAACCTTGCCCGCGACCCGTTCTCCGAGGACGTGCTCGAACAGGCCGACGTGTACCTTGACCCCGACATCCGCCGCGTCCGCGAGGCCATCTGGCATTCAGCCCGCCACGGCGGATTCCTGGCCGTGGTGGGAGAGTCCGGCGCCGGCAAATCCGTCCTGCGACGGGATCTCGCCGAGCGGGCGATGCGGGACGCGCCGGAGTTGATCCTGGCCAGACCCTACACCATCGCCATGGAGGAGAGCGAAAAGCGCGGAGAGACCCTGCGGGTGCGCCATATCGAGGAGGCACTGTGCAATGCGCTGAACCCGGGAGAACCCATCCGCCAGTCCGCTGAGCGACGCCACCGGCAGGTGCACGGCATGTTGCGCGAGCAAAACCGGGACGGCAAGCGGGTAGCGCTCCTCATCGACGAGGCCCACGCCCTGCCCAAACCGACGCTCCGACACCTGAAGCGCATGATCGACGAGTTCGAGGAAGGACTAAAACCGCTGCTGAGCGTACTGCTGTTCGGGCAAAGCGAACTCGGCTGGCGACTGGCGGAAAGCGACGCCAGCATCCGGGAGGTCACCCAGCGCATCCGAATCGTGACCCTGCCACCGCTCGATAGCCGCCTGACGGAGTACCTCACCCATAAATTCACCCGGATAGGGGCCAACCTTTCGGACATCGCCACGACGGACGCGGTGGACGCCATCCGGCTGCGACTGACCGGCAACAACGGCGCCCGAACCCAAAACCGCGCCGCCTCGCTGGTCTACCCGCTGGCCGTCAACAACCTCTTGGGCCGGGCCATGAACCAGGCCGCCCACATCGCCGAGGACAAGGTGACCGCCGCCATGGTACAGGAGGCGTAAAACGCCATGCAGAGAAAGAAACTACTGGAGGCGCGGCTCCGGGACCTGATGCTGACGATAGCGGCCCTGCCGGACGGGGACCCGGAGGCGGCGCCTTTAGAAGCCGCCCGGGAACTGCTGGTCTGGGTGCTCGGACAGGGGGACCGGCCGGCGCCGCCGTCCTGGGGCGATATCGAAAAAAGCCCGAACCTTGGCCGGACACAAGAGGACCCGAACGGCGCCCGCCGCGTCGTCGTCGGCAGCTATCCGCTACTACCGGACGACCCGGAACAGGTAGTGTTGCGCGAATCCCGGACGCTCGGCGAGGACAAAAACCATACCTTCGGACATTACCTATGGGTTGGCAACACGCGCCTGGCCAGGGTACAGGTAGTCACCGCCGCGCAAACCCTGCTGTATTGGCTTGAAAAAGGGAGGCTACCCGAGATCAGCCCGAACACCCCGAAAAAACACCGACAACAACCGGAACTGAAGTAATAGGAGACCGACATGAACCCGAACGCCACCCCACCGAACGGCTACCTGCAAAACGCACGGGGTCACCTTGTCCCCACGGAACAGGTGCGCGAGAGCGATCAACTGATCGACCTCCTGGTCCGCGAGATTATTGCGGACGGCGAGGCGCTCCAGGCGCAAATGCAGAGATTCAAACGGGAAGCGACCGAGAAGGTTGAGTACGCCATCGACATCATCGCCGAAAAATACGACGTAAAACTGGGCAAGGGCAAGGGCAACGTCCGTCTTGCCAGCTACGACGGCACCCGGATCGTTCAGATCGCCGTCGCCGACCGACTGACCTTCGGCCCGGAACTGAAAGCCGCCGAGGCGCTGGTCAAGCAGTGCATCAAGCGCTGGAGCGAGGGCGCCGACCGCAACATCGCCGCCCTGGTAAGTGATGCCTTCAAGGCCGATAGCCAGGGCAAGATCAACAAGGGCGCCCTCTTTGGCTTACTCCGGCTGGAGATTCAGGACGATCCCGAGTGGACGCGGGGGATGCAGGCGCTGCGCGACGCCATCCAGACCGAGGGCACCACCAGCTACCTTCGCCTGTACCGCAAGCGAAACACCGAGGCGCCACAACGTCAAATCAGCCTGGATATCGCCAAGCTGTAGGGTGGGGTGAGCTTACGAACCCCAACACGGATACCGAAAACATCAAAATCACGTAGGGCGGCGAAATGAGAAACGAGCCCGCCCCAACACACCCACCGGGAAACGAGACAAAATGAATACCGAACCAACAAAACCCACGCCGACGGCGCCAAAAAAAAACTACCGTCAGCGACAACTTGCCCGCATCCATCTCGCTCGCAAGGAATTAGGCCTCGACGACGACGCCTACCGGGAGATCCTGATTGCAAAAATCGGCAAGGACTCCTGCAAAGACATGGACGCCGAGGAGCATAAGATCGTGCTGGCGCACCTTGCCCAATGCGGCGCCCAGAGCGCGGCGGGCCAAAAACACCAACGCCCCCATTGGCCGAAGCGGGATTCCCGCCCCGTATACCTTGCGGTACGCGCCAAGTGCTTCAACCTGAACGCGGGGGAGGCATACGCCATTGCAATCATGAAGCGGATACACAAAAACGCACCGGACCGGCTGGAATGGGCTGACGACAAGCAACTGCAAGCGGTGCTAACGGCGCTACGCGCCCAGGAAAATCGTCTTGGCATTGCGCCGTAGCACGAGAGTGGCAAAGGAAAGACGGTGGATGCGCGGAGCTTATCCACCCTACCACCGAGACAACCCCGCGAACACAACCTGAAAACGGAGACACCATGACCGGAGCAAGACTCACCGACACCTGCCCGCGTTGTCGATTCACCGGGGAGGCGTTCCTGTTTCGGACCGGCGAGGAATACGCCCTGTTCAACGCCGCGCTGATACGCCTGGACGCCGGCACACAACGCCTCGTTTTGCGCTATCTGTCTTTTATCGGCAAGTCCGGCGCCTCGCTACTGAAGGCGACCCGCCTGACACAGGAGATCGCCGATATCTTCAGCGCCGGGGCCATGACCCACAAGGGCCGGACGGTACCCACCCCCGCCGCCACCCTGCGCTCCGCGCTGGAGACCGCCATTGAGAACGCCTCCGGGGGCAAGACAAGGACGCTGAACGACAACGGCTACCTTTTCGGCATCCTTGTCAACATGGCCGACAGCATCGGCGCCGAAGAAGAAAAGCAAAGGGAGTTACAGCGACAGGCCGGCAGGCGGGACCAACGGACGGCGGAGACACCCCCCGCGCAAGCGGCCCAGGATATCACCGCCTATAATCGGAGAATGGAAGAATACGGCAGACCGGATCTGATGATAAAACAAACCGGGAGGAACCATGAAAGCACTCAGCATCCAACAACCCTTCGCTGACCTCATCATCTACGGGAACAAGGACATAGAAAACCGGTCGTGGCGGACAAATCACCGGGGGGCAATACTCCTACACGCGGGTAAGACACTCGCCATGCCAAGGGATCAGTGGCCGGAGGAGATTAAATTCTCCCCCGGCCTGACGGGGGGAATTATCGGCATAGTCGAAATCATTGACTGCGTAACGCATTCCGATAGCGAATGGTTCACCGGCCCCTATGGATTCGTACTGCGCAACGCCAACGCCTTCAAGTTTAGATCATGCAAGGGCCGACTTGGCCTATGGGACTTCCCCATGGGGCGCATTGTGACGGACTACGACGAGGCATAACCGTCATGCAAACCATCCTCACCCTCACCGGCAACCCGGACCCGCCCCGGGCCATGGAGCCCGCCGCCCGCGCCCACCCTATCGTGCGCCGCATCTTTTTAGAGGCGCAGCAAAAGGGCTGGAGCCAGGAGCGGCTTGCCGAGGCCATCGACAAGGACCCGCGCCTTGTCCGCGAATGGAAAGAGGGCAAAAAGACCCCGCGCCTCAACAGCCTCGAAGAGGCCCTCTGGGCGCTGGGGCTACGGCTTACCATTGAAGACAACCAAGGAATGTGACAAGAACCCAAACCCCAATCCAAACCCCAACACAAAACCCAACCCAAACAAACCGCGATAACCCCCTAAAAAACCACAAAACCGGAACTTTCGATCCTCCTCCATCCCGGCTCTTCCCGGCATACTTCCCGCCCTACCATCAACGCAGGAGTTTGCCATGACAACCCACACCCTTACCCTTACGCGATTTGCCCATACCCCGGACGGCACGGTGGGGAACCTCACCCTTCCGTCCGGAAGAAAGATCTTCACCATCGAACCGCCCTGGCGCGACAACGCGCCGAACGTGAGTTGCATCCCCACCGGGACCTACCCGGTACGCCGGGACACCATCGGCCAACACCAGTACTGGACCCTGGAGAAGGTACCGGATCGCGCCGCCATCGAGATCCACGCCGGCAACTTCTTCATCAATCCCAAGACCGGGCGACAAGAGCTTCATGGTTGTATCGCGCCGGGCCTGACAACAAACCCCCATCATCCGGCCTCGGTCCTGGAAAGCCGCAAGGCGCTGGACGTCATGATGGAAGAACTCGGGGACGAGCCCTTTTCGCTGGAGATCATCAACTTCGACCCGGCCCGGCACAACTGGCGGGAGGTCGCCTGATGGGTATCCTCGCCAAGGCCGCTGATTTTTTCACCGGGGGCGCGTTCTCCGGAGTGGTGGACGGGGCCATGGACATCATCCGGGGCCAATTCCCGGAAAAGCTCTCCGAGGCGGAGCAACAGCAGTTCGAGATAGCGCTGCAACAACTGGTCCACCGGCAACAGATCGAATCCCTTCGGCTGTGGAACGAGCAGGAGCGCGCCTTCCAGGATCACGTTAAGGAAATGGAGGGCACCGCCACCGACCTTCGCGCCGTGCCCGTACTGGGACCGGTGATTATCTTCCTGCGCGGCTGTCTGCGCCCCGTTATCACCGCCGGCATCTTCTTCATCGACTGGCAGATGTTCTCCGGACAGTGGAGCCTACCCGCCGCGCCCGCCGATGCCCTGCCAGGTGGGGTAACGCCGCAAACCCTGCTGTTTGCCATGAACCTCATTGCCTTTGCCTCCCTGTTTGGCGAGCGGGCCATTCGCAACGTGTTACCGCTGTTTGAGCGGCTGATGACGGCAAGGAGAGCGTAACCGATGAATTACGACGCAATGGGGTTTTGGGTAACCCTATCGCTCACCGTGGTCCTGGCCTTGGCCGGGCTCTTCGCCTGGATTCACCGGCAGGAGTTTGCCCGACAAAGAGAGTTGCGGGACACCGAGCGGCGCCTGGATGGCCGCATCGACGATTGCGGACGGGATCTGGCGGAACTCAAATCCACGGTCCGGGGTCTGCCGACCCATCGTGACATCACAAGCCTCATTGCCACCGTGAACAAGCTCCAGGCCTCTGCCGAGGCCATGAGCCACAACCTGAACCGAATGGAAAAAATCTTTCTGGAAAGAGGGGCGCGTTCGCTATGACCGACATCCGGCAACAATACACCAACACCAAGACCGCTGAACGGCGCCTGCTGATCTGTCAGTACCTGGCCGGGCGCGAAGACAAGGCGGCGCTATCCCCCGATATCAAGGGCATGTTGCACAAAAGGGGAGACAACGTTTCCGAATCGTCGCTGCGAATCGACCTCAACTGGTTGGCCAACACCGCTTACGTTATTACCAGGGTCGCGGTTCCGGGCTCGACCCTTACCGCCTGCATCCTGAACGCCACCGGACGGGACGTGGCCGAGGGCCGCGAGTCCATACCCGGCATCGGCGAGGCGTAACCCATGCCCCAGCGCTCCAAGGTCAACAAACTGCCAAAGGAGATCCGCGAAGAGCTGGAGGAACTGCTGGTGGAATCCGGCTTTGAGGGCTACCTGGGGCTGGAGAGTTGGCTGAAGGAAAAGGGCTTTCGCATCGGCAAGTCATCTCTACAGCGCCACGGCAAAGAGTTGCAGGGCGCCTACGAGCGCATCCTGGCCGATACCCGCCGTCAACGGGCGCTCATTAAGGCCCTGGACGAAGAGGACGACGGCAGCATGTCACGCGGGATCGCCCGGATCATTCAGGACGTTGCCCTGGAGATCGCCGCCGCCCAGCGCGAATTCGAGGACGACACCGACTCCGCCCTGGCGCGGCTGGAAAAGGTGACACTCATCATCAACCGCGCCGAGCGCTCGCTGTTGGCCGGCGAACAGCGCGGGGCGCTGCAAGCGAAGCGAGTAAACAAGGGCAAGAACGGAGCGGGCGGGAACGTAACCTATACCGTCACCCCGCCATCCGAGGCGGCGCTGAAGGAAGCGGGACAGTGATCCATACGCACTTTTCCTACGAAAGCTCACCGATTCTATGGAAATTCCGGGAGTGCGAGGCCCTCATCAAGCTCGCCATCGGGCCCTGGGGCTCCGGCAAAAGCTCAGCCTGCGTGGATCAGGTGGTCAAGCGGGCGCTGGAGCAGGCCCCGGGCGCCGATGGCATCAGGCGCAGCCGGGCGGCGGTGATCCGGAACACCGAACAGCAACTCAAAGACACCACCATCAAGACCTTCCTGGAGTGGCTACCCGAATCGCAATATGGCCGGTTCTACGCCGATTCGCTCACCTACGTCATTACCGGGTTCGAAGGCGTTCACCTGGAAGTGATGTTCCGGGCGCTGGATAACCTGAAGCAGTTGCGGAATCTATTGTCGCTGGAGCTGTCCTTTGCCTGGATCAATGAGGCAAGGGAGATCCTGTCCGCCATCATGAAAGGGGTGACCGGGCGAGTGGGTCGCTACCCATCCCGGCGCGACGGCGGTGTCGGCACCACCTGGCCTGGGGTATTCATGGACACCAACCCCCCGGACGAGCGCCACTGGATCTATAAGATGTTCGAGGAGGGCGGCGCCGGAGAGGACTACATCAACACCGGCAACCCGGACCTGGACCGGCTGATTACCCAACGACTGCGGGAACTCGACATCCTGGAGCAGGCCCGCCCGGTGGTATTCCATCAGCCTTCCGGACTATCCGACAAGGCCGAAAACACCCAATACCTGGAGCCCGGCTACTACCCGAGGCTCTGCGTCGGCAAGGACGAAGACTGGATTCGCGTCAACGTCATGGCCGAGTACGGTTTTGTCAAGGCGGGGAAACCGGTATTCCCGGAATACCGGGATCATATCCATTGCCGGGAGGTCAAGCCGATCCCGGAGCGCGTCATCTACCGGGGCTGGGACTTCGGCCTCACCCCGGCCTGCGCGCTGATTCAGGTATCGCCCCTGGGCCAGTTCCGAGTGCTCGACGAAATGACCGCCACCGATTCCGGGATCGACACCTTCACCGATAGCGTCAAGCAACATTGCCGGGAGAACTACCCGAACCACCCGTTCCGGGATATCGGCGATCCGGCCGGTCAACAAAAGGCACAGACCGACAAAACCACTTGCTTCGACATCATGCGGGCCAAGGGCGTCGATATTGAGCCGGGCAAACAGACCCTGCAACTACGGCTCGAATCCATCAAATACCCCTTGAACCGAATGACGGACGGGGAACCGGGCTTTGTCATCGACCCCAAGGCCAAGCTCATCCGTCAGGGGCTTCGCGGCGGCTACTGCTACAAACAGATCGCCACCGCCGACAACGCCTTCCGGGACGTGCCGGACAAAAACGCCTATTCCCACCCCATTGACGGGATGCAGTACGTGGGCACGGAGGTCTACGGCGAGATCATCAAACACGGCCCCGAGGACGGCGCCCCCCGCCAGACACGCTCCGACAGCGGCGGCCATCACGGCGACTTGCAAACCAGCGCGGCGGAATCCGGCGCTCTGACGGCGCCGCTTGGCGCCAACGCACTAGACGCCCCCTTAACCTAGAGGCCACACCATGGCACTGATGAAAACCCTGCTGTCCGGGCCGGACAGCCCCAACATCCCCGACACCGGCGCCAAGATGGAGGCCGAGGCCAAGAAGAAGGCCCGGGCCAAGATGGAGCGGCTCGGCAAGGGCCGTGGCGGAAACCTGCTGACGGGCGGGGCCGGGGTAACCGACGAGCCCAATCTCTTTATCCGCCGCGCCAAAGCCAAGATGGGCGAGGGCTGACGAAAATGGAAGACCGTACCGCCGCCAGGATACTCGACCACCGGCAGGCCATGACCGCCGACCGAGCCGGCGTTCTCTCGGAACTCGATGAGATCCGGGAATACGTGATGCCGCTCCGGGACCCGTTGACCGGCAGCCGAATGCCCGGTAACACCGTGCGCGGCCCCCGTTACGACGCCACCTCCTGTCACAGCCTGGAGCGACTGACATCCGCCGTCATCGGTCACCTGTTGCCTGCCGGCGAGGCGAGCTTCACCGTCATCGACCCGGACGACTCCCTGGGAGACGGCGAAGAGGCCGAGTGGGTGACGGACACCGTGGAAAAGATGCGAAAGCGCACCGGGCAGGGGATGCGGACCGCCTTTGCCGCCAAACTCACCGAGGCGGTTATGGATGCAATCGGTTATGGCACCACCGCGCTCCTCACCACCGAGGCCCCGCCCAATCTCCTGGGTGGATTCGGCGGGGCCTTGCACGAGACCTGGAGCCCGGATCAATACACCTTTGCCGAGGGCGCGGACGGGACCGCCGAGCGCGTCATCCGGGAATTCCGGCTCACCCCCGCCCAGGCCCGTGGACGCCTGGCACAACTGCCCGGCTTCACCGGGTTCGGGGAAAAATTGACCCAGGCGCTGGAATCGGACAAGGCCGAGGACGCCAACCGGCGCTTTACCTTCATTCACGCCCTGGAACCCAACGAAAACCCGGGCCACGGGAAAATCTACGCCGCCGCCAACTACCCAGTCCGCTCCACCTACGTTTGCGAGGAAGACAAAAAGGCCGTCGCCGAAGGCGGGTACCAGGAGATGCCGGTATCCATCGCCAGGTGGCTGCGCCTGTCCGGCGACCGGGGCTGGGGGCGGGGACCGGGCTGGAATGCCAAACCCCATCAGAAGGTGCTAAACCGCCTGGAGGAGTTGCGGCTGACCGGGTTCGCCGGCGACGTGGCCCCGCCGATTATTGCCACCCATCGGGGCATTGTCGGCAGAATCCGCACCGGACCCCGGGAGATCAACTACGTAAAAGACGGCGCCCGGCTGGAAAACTGGACAACCGGAACCCGCTGGAACGTCACGGGCCTGATGCCGAACGAGCAGCGCGACATCATTAAAAGGCTGTTCCTGGTCGATCAGATGACGCTACCGGACACGCCACTGGGATCGGCGGCGGAAAGCTACCTGCGGGCCGAGATCATGGGGCAGCTACTCTCGCCCGTCCTGATCAAATTCATACCCGAGCTTTTCTCGCATGCACTGACCCGGCTGCTGACCATCCTGATCCGTTCCGGCGCCACGGCGCCGCCCACGCCGAGGATACGGCGGCTTATCGACCGACAGGGACGGATAGAGCTTTTCGTGGTCTACAACGGGCCGCTGACCCGGGCGCAACACTCCCCCCAGGTGACGGCGATCCTGCGCGGCTACGAAGCGAGCAGCCAGATAGCAAACGCCCGGGGCGGCGACACACAGGTACTGGATAACCTGAACGACGACAAGGCCATCCGCTTTATCGCCGAAAAGGGCGGGATGCCGGCCGGCATCATCCGGGACGAAAATGAAGTCGCCGAGATACGAAAAGCGCGGGCCGAACAAGCGCGGCGCCTGGCCGAGCAGCAACAGGCCGAGCAACTGGCCGGCACGGCCCGGCAGGCGGCGGAGGCCATCGGCAAGATCAGACAAACCGAACAAACACCATGACAACAACAAAAGACGCCACCGCGATCCCTCTGGGGATGGATGGAGCCACCATCATGGAAAACCTGGCGGCGGCAACCGAGGCGGCGCGGGAAAGCCGGGCGGCAATCAATGCCGCCTACCGGAATGCCTTCAGCGGCGCCGAGGGAAATACCGCGCTCAACGACATGATCGCCGCCTTTGGTGATCGGCAGTCGCCGGCGCTGGCAGAGAAGGTAAACGACATCCCCCATCCCTACCGCGCATACGCCTGGGAAGGGCTACGCCTGGCTATCGAATACGTTATGGAGCGATACGACAACCCGAACCCGTAGGGTGGATAAGTGAAACGCATCCACCGGGAATCACAACCAGCAACCAAAAGGAAGGCAACATGCTCGAAGCAACCGTTACCCAACCCACGACCACGACGACGCAAGACCCGGCGCACCAAGACCCGGCGCCGCCCCCGAAATTCGACCTCAAGGAGCACATCCCGGAGGCCTACCGCGCCGACCCGGCCCTTGCCGACGTGGACAACATAAATAGTGCCCGACAGAAAACCCTCCAAAATGCCAACTGA